TGCTAGGCTGAAGCTGATTAATAAGTATCTACCAGAGTTAAAGGCTACTGAAATGACAGGCGAAGGCGGTGATGCTTTGGTTGTGTCGATACTTAAGAAGCGTTTCGACGGCGATAATTAATGCCAACTATTGAATATCACTTAAAGCCACAAGGCCGAGTATTACAAGAGTTCGCAGATTGTCGCGAGCGTAACTCATTCATCATGGGCCCACTGGGTTCAGGCAAGACAGTCCAGACCATTCTCAAACTGTTCGATCTAATGTGCGAACAAGCGCCAGTGAAGGATGAGCGCCATCCTAATCACGGTGTACGCTTAACTCGAATCATTGCGGCTCGTAATACCTACTCTGAACTGTTCAGCACCACCATTAAAGACTGGATCGAAATACTGGGCGACCTCGGTGAGTTTAAGCAGGGCAACAAGGAGCCGCCTACTCATCGCATAGCCTTTCAGCTAGAAGATGGTACGAGTGTTAGGTGTGAGGTCATCTTCATCGCCTTTGATCGACCCGATCACGTTAAGAAGGCCCGAGGTATACAGACAACATGGGTATGGTTGAACGAAGCTAAAGAGCACAGCAAGGCCGTCGTCGATATGCTAGACCTGCGGGCGGGTCGATACCCATCACCGAAAGAGGGCGCGCGACCTACGCATTACGGTATTGTTGGCGACTCGAACGCACCCGACGAAGACCATTGGTACTACAAGCTCGCTGAAGAAGAGCGGCCAGAGGGTTGGGCTTTCCATCGGCAACCAGGCGGCGTCTACAGGGACGGTGAGAAGTGGGTAGTTAATCCAGACGCTGAGAACCTGACCAACCTACCGACTGCTTACTATTACCGAGGTCTGCAAGGCAAGACAGATGATTGGATTAAAGTAAACCTAGCGAACGAATACGGCTTTGTATCAAGTGGTAAGCCTGTCCACCCGATGTATGTAGACTCCGTGCACTGTTCACCTACTGACTTCGAGCCATCGAAAGACATCCCGATAATACTCGGCTTCGACTTTGGTCGAACACCTGCTTGTGCATTCCTACAGCGTACAAGTATGGGGCGGTGGGTATGCTTCGATGAGTTCTGTCTAACCGATAGTGGGGCGGTAGACTTTGCACCACAACTAAAACGGTATATCGACGCCAACTATCCAGAGCATAAGTTCAAAGGTTGGGGCGACCCATCGGGCGACAACAAGAACCAGGCGAATGCAGATACGCCATTTAAGATTATTAGGGCGGCAGGTATTCCCTGCTCACCTACGAATACAAACGATCCTGCAATGCGAAGGGCTGCACTTGAACTGCCAATGAAAGAAAATTGTATGGATGGCAAGCCGAGGTTCCTATTAACCCCGAAGGCCAAGATGATTCGCAAGGGGTTACAAGGCGGCTTCTGTTATCGGCGTATCCAAGTTTCAGGCGATCGCTACACTGACGAGCCAGATAAGAACGAATACTCACACCCCGTAGAGGCTCTTGAATACGCTTTACAGGGCGAAGGTGAAGGCAGGCAGGCATTGGCTAGGGCGCACGGCTTTGATCGTCCTACAACCGCAAAGGTGGCGTTTAGTGTCTTCTGATGTGTACATAGTGTTCACCGATGATGATCGGCATTGGTGGTCGCCGTTCCTGCATCCATTCATTAGACACTGTTACGTGTTAATACCGGATCGAGGTAGGTGGATTGTTTACGGCAAGACCAGGCAATACTTTGATCTTTTTACTATTGACGACCAACCGTTTAAACTTGACGAGGTGATAATTGTCAAAGCCAAGCGGAGACAATCAAGGCGTAATCTATTCATGTTGAACACATGTGTAGGTCACGCAAAACAAATTCTAGGAATCAATGATCCGTTGATTCTTACACCTTATCAACTGTATACGAGGTTGAAACATGAAGAAGCCAAAGGCACCGAAGAAGACGGCGCAGGAAGTAGCAGTCGAGCGCCGTCAGACGATAATGTTGGACAAAGAAATTGAAGAGCAGGAAGATCGTTTCCGTGCCTTGTCTCGTGGCAAGCTAGGCCGATCTAGCCTATTAGCTGGCGCACCCCGAACACGTGGCGAGGCGGCAGGTCGTGGTGGTATGGGTGGCATGAGCGGTGGTACTCGCGGCACTACGGCGGGCGGTATGGCTGGCGGTATGACTTCATTGATGAGCGGTTTTGGTGGCTCATATACTCGACCATCATCGCCAAGAGCTACTCAGCAGAGGTAAGCCATGCAACTACCTGAACACCTGGGATCGTTTAACGATCTAGTAACGCGAGAGAAGAAAGCGTTTGACTCTGAAGCTATGTGGCACACTCAGCTATCAGACGTATATGAATACTTTCTTCCCCAAAGAAACCTATTTGACCGCGAGGATAAAGGTCAAAAGAAGATGGATCGCATATTCGATTCGACTTCACTGACCGCTATTCAACAGGGTGCAAGCAAGCTACAAGAGAACATCGCACCGATCTGGGCGCGCTGGGCTACGTTCCAACCAAGTGAACAGGTACTCAAACTGTTAGAGTCTGGCGACTATGGTGTGTCAGAAACCGACATCCGCGAGAACCTAGAAGAACAAGCCGAGATCGTTTTTGATTATATCAATCGTTCTAACTTCGGTACGCAATTCTTTGAGGCTGCACTTGATCTGCTAGTGGGTACAGCGACTCTAAGGATAGACGAGTCAGACGACGATGATATGCCCATCGTCTTTCACGCAATACCACAGAAAGGCATAGCGTTCGAAGAAGGGCCATACGGCACTATTGAAACGCATTGGCGTCGAATGAAGGTCAAGGCGCGTCTGGTCGAAAGAATGTGGCGAGGATTTAAGCCAAGCGAAAAGATAGCAAACTTAATCAAGGCTTCGCCTGATAGCGAAATTGGTATTCATGAAGGTGTTGTCTACTGTCCTAAGATGAAACGATACTACGGTATGGTCTGGTGTGACGGTGAAGACCATATCTCGTGGTTTGAGGATTTCGGTATCTCATCGCCTTGGGTTACTGGTCGATACACTAAGGTAGCGGGTGAGGTTCGTGGTCGTGGCCCTGCTATGCAGACACTTCCCGATGTCCGATCACTAAACAAAGCTAAGGAGTTTGTATTACAGAAGGCCGCTATTGATTTGGCGGGTATGTATACAGCTACCGACGATGGCGTAACGAACCCCTACAACATCACTATTAGCCCAGGAATTGTTATTCCGGTAGGGTCGAACAACTCATCTAACCCATCTATTCAGCGTTTGGATACTGGAACCAACTTACAACTAGCGCAGTTTGAGATTCAGGAATTGCAAAACGCGATCAAGGTTGCACTGTTTAACGATCTTAGAGACCCCGCTGGACCTGTTCGTTCGGCTACCGAAATTGCTATCGAGTCAAGGGAATTGGCTAAGCGTATTGGCTCTGCGTTCGGTCGGTTGCAGACTGAGGTTCTAGTGCCTGTTCTTAAGCGCGTTGTGAATATCCTAACCCGCCGAGGTTTAATCACACCCATTCAGCTAGAAGGCCGTGACATCGACATTAAGTTCACGTCACCACTAGCAAGGGCGCAAGATGCTGAAGACCTTATTGCCGTGCAACAGGCCGTACAGTTTGTCTTAGAGACTGCTGGGCCTGAACAAGTGATGATGGCATTTAAGACTGAAAACTTCGGTACATGGGCGGCAGAGAAAACAGGCATGTCTTCGGAATTGGTGCGCTCTGAATCTGAGAAACAACAGATCATTCAGGCGGGTGCTGAAGCTGCACAAATGCAACAACAACAACCACAATTACGGGCGGTTGAATGAGTTGGGAAAAACTAGAGTTAGACCAAGAAGAAAGTAATAAGAGAAAGGCCGAAGTCAGAGAGAAGCAAGTAGAGTTAGCCAAGGCTTACAATCGCTGTTTCTCTACTGATGACGGGTTCAAAGTGCTGGAGGACTTAACTAACCGTTTTATCATTGATAACGATACGCCGTTGAATGCTGAGAACATTCAATATGAGGCGGCGTACCACAATGGTGAGGGTGGTGTTGTGAAGTTTATTCTGCACCTAATCAAGCAAGCGGAGAGGTTATGAGCGAGACTAAACGAGGCCGCAAACCTGCGGCAAAGTATGCAGTTATCTGTGAAGAGCGGGGATTCCTAGAAACCAAAGGGTTCAAGTTTGGGTGGCTCGATTTATTGCATGAGCAATACGGGTTCAACAAGTTCCAATACATACACAAATTCCGAGCGTTCAGATGCTACAAAGAAGGTAAGCATTTGGACTGGATCGACATCAACGATCTGGCGCTACTTAACGGTAATCGTCGAATCGCTGAAATCCTGTTGAAGCACCAGCAGGTCAGTCCCAAAAGGGCTGTTATTCAATATCCGTGGAGATAAGTTATGGACGATCAGGCCGTTGTAGACGATACCCTGAGTGCAGGGGATCAGGTTTCACTTGTAGATGCTGCCTCACCTACACTGGGTGAGAATGAGTATTTCTTAATTGACGGTATCAAAGGGACGGGTGAGCGCCCCGATTGGTACAAAGCAGAAAAGTATAAGTCTGTTGCCGACCAGGCTAAGGCATACACCGAATTAGAGAAGCGCTTTGGTGGCTTTACTGGCGCACCTAAAGACGGTTATCAAATGCCGGAAGGTATCGACGATGGTGATGAGTTATTCGCTGAGTTAAAGACCTTTGCCGAAGAAACGAATATGTCGCAAGACGCATTCAATCGCGCATGGGATTTGCTACAAGCGCAGACCGAGGCTGTTGAGTCTGTTTCTGTTGAGGTGGAATTACAGAAGCTCGGAGCTAACGGTACGGAGCGCATCAAGCATGTTGAGCAGTTCATGAAGAACAACCTTGACCCTGACACGTATGAGCGTCTCCGCTATGCGGTAAACAGTGCTGAGTCTGTCGAATTGGTGGAAGCGTTAATCAAATCAACTGCCCCTGCTAAGCTACCTATTGACGGCGTTGTTGAGCCAGGCGGTATTACATGGCAAGCAATTGAAGCTGAGATGTTCAAGAAGGATCAGAACGGAAACCTGCTTCGATCTGTTGACCGGAACCATGAGGCTAAGATTCAGCGCATGATGAAAGAGTATGGTGGTGACCGCCCTTATAGCCAAACGTTTGGCTAAAATGGAAAGAAAAAAGCAAAAAACTTAATTTTTTTTCCATCCAATCTAGGCTAGGCAATGTAATATGAACTTGTTGCTAGAGTTCCCTAGCAAACAAGGTAAATGGAATATTAAGGGGGCTTCGGCCCCCCTTTTTTCCTGAAACGCATTAAATACGTTCGATTTTAAAAAACTCATTCCTTCTTGAACCAAAACGATTATTAGCCATTAACCTACATGTGCGGTACCAACAACACATGAGGATTAATTAATGGACACACAAGACTTAACCATCAAAGAAGTAGCTAAAGTATTTAACATATCTCTCAGTTCAGTATGGAAAATGATTGGAAACGAAATGCTAAAGTCTTACAGGGTCGGAAGATCGGTAAGAATTCCTTACTCTGAAATAGATCGAATAAGGGAAGATCATAGAATAACTCCCGATACCCTTTATTACGAAAACCTCAGTTAGTTTGCTTTCTTATAACTAACTGATATTATACGTGGGTCGGATACCCATCTTGGCCTGACAGATTATTTAAGGTTGTAGGCTGACCGATCTGTCGGGCACTCAGTCGAAAACCTACAAAACTTTTATTAATTACTCGTTTTGAGGGTTATTCACATGAGTAAAAATCTATCTGCTGTAGCAGTGATTGAGTTTGACAGCATGGTCAAACACGCTTATCAGGGCATGGGCCTGTTGAAAAGCGCAGTTACTGTACGTAATAACGTTGTAGGCGATACCTACAAATTCCGTCGCATGGGCAAAGGTCTTGCTAACCAGAAGTCTACTTCTGACTTGGTAACTCCAATGGATGTGGGTCACGAGTTTAAGGTTGCTACTTTAAGCAACTGGAACGCTCCTGAGTACACCGACATCTTTGACGCTGCCGAAGTTAACTTTGACGAGAAGCAAGAACTGGCTAACACCATTGCAGGTGCATTGGGCCGTCGTTCTGACCAACTCGTTATCGACGCTATGGACGCATCAACGCCTTTGACTACTGCTATCCCTGAAGGTGGCACCAACCTGACTATGGCTAAGGTTATCGAAGCCCAAGTTGCGTTGCGTGACCAAGGTGTACCCAACACTGAGTTGTTTGCTGTTATTGAAGCTAACGGCTTGGGTGGTCTTTTGAATGATGAGAAAGCAACCTCTTCTGACTACCAGGCTATCAAGGCTTTGGTATCTGGCGAGATCAACACTCTGTGTGGCTTCCAGTTCATCGTAATCGAGACCCGCACCGAAGGTGGTTTGACTGTAGCTTCTGACATTGTTGACTCTTGGTTCTTCCAGCGTCCCGCTGTTGG